AATTTTATAGTACCCATATTAGCAAAAAGGAATACGAATGAAACTGAAAAAATGGGCTAAGGACGCGGGAATAAGCCTTAATAAGCTGGCTGATATGTTAAAGGTCACGCAGCCTGCCGTACTGAACTGGACGGAAGGGCGAAATATACCCCGTAAAAAGGCCATGGGGAGGATCAAGAAATTAACCAATAATCAGGTAACAGAAGTCGATTTCTACAGCTAATGCACCGTAGGCTTATCCGCCCTTATCTGATAGGCGGCAATCGCTTGCTCAACACGTTCAAGTTGTTCCGGGTCTGGCTTGCTAATCATCAATTTTCTCCATGGCGGCGTTATTGTACCCCATTTGGTAAACTATACTCATCATGGCAAACAGGATAAACACTATGCCCAGAATGCCAAGGGTGTTGCGGATTTTAGTTTTCATGCTCTCTCCCTATCGTTAAACCCATACAACGCAATCAGTGCGGCCTCTGCCTTCCCATGGTCGCGCTTTAAAGGCCAATTATGAGACCATTGCGGCATAAGCTGCGAGGCTCTTTGACGTGCGCCATCCTTGTCCTTCGGCACACTCATTTTCTTCTTCCATACTTGCGGGGTAATGTACGTAACCGGGATATTCAGGGCTGCTAAGGCCATTTCGATTTGTCCGTATCCCCTGCCCATTTGGAACATGCTGGAAACACCTTGCCCCGGCATAGCATTGACATTCTCAAGATAGCAATGCGTTACAGGCCATAATTTCAGTATCGATAGCAATTTCTGCAAATCAATCTGGCGTTTCTTCTTGCCGTTCCGGCTGATTTCAACGGTAGGCATGTCATAGACCAGCAATTCACTGTCCATGAATGCCAGAGCGCCTGATAAGCCGGGATCGATGCCGAGGATCATGGTTTCACCATATAAAACGGCCATAGCGTAATTAAAATTATTTGTGCCGTTAAAATAATAAAGAAGTTCTCACCTTTTAATATTTCAGAAGAATGATAAAGATCATACAAGGACAAAAGAAAGCCTATTAAAAAATACAGCATTATAAAATAAATCATTCCAAAATCTCCCTCACATGCCATCTGATCGTTGAATTATCGCGCTTGAGAAACCGCCCAATGGCCGGGTAGCTCCATTTCTTTTCTTCACGCAGATATATAATCATTTCCTGCAATGCCGGGATGTCGGATTTAAGCGCATGTCTGCAATCGCGGATTTTCTCAAACATCTTGCCATGCCTCGCGCATATCTCCCGGCATTTCGCCAAGGTGATGCGACCGGGGGTTTCATTCATAATTCCCGTATCTGCTTTTTCCAGTATTGCATCGCGTCCGGTTTCGGCATGTTTTCGCCGTTCTCCCATCTCCATATTGTAATCCATGATCGCCCCAATCTTTCTGCAAATTCATGTTGTGTGAGTTTCAGTTTTTTACGCTTTTTAAGAACAAATTCAGAAAATCCTGTTTTCATGATTGATGAATATTCTCTATGTCCGGGTTGCAGTTGCATTCGCAGTCATTTTTTTGATTTAATAGATTACACCAGTCATCGTGCTTTACAGATGTTATTGTAACAGTTGGCCCCTTGTCCTTAATTTTCTGCCATAGCTCACCAACAACTTTCTGCGATATTTTTGATATATGCTCCATTGTGCTTTCTCCCATTATTCACGAGATGCCCCTCAAATAAGAAGGGCATCCGGGGAATAATTTTAGAACGGAATTTGATCCGCTAAATCATCATTATCAATGAGCTTATCAAGGCCAGTTTTTGGGGGCTGCTTTTTCGAGTCGCCCTCTTTCGGGACAATGTAATCCTTCACCACGTTTTTATCCGGGTAGGTTCCGTTTTTGTCCTTCTGAATGCCAAGCTTGATCTCACCCGTCTTGCCGATAAAGTTTGAACCAAGCAAAGTGCCGGATTCATACTCATGCAGCAACCCGCAAGCTTCTGCGGCATGGCGCAATTTATAGGCCATGCTTTCAAGCAGGTAATCACTTACCAGCATGAAGTTTCCGTCAGGCTTAAAGACGCGGACAAGCAGCTCAATCATTTCATTGCCTGATTTGCTGACCTTGTCCTCGCCTTTGGAAATCTCGAAAGGATACGTCCCTTCTGGAAGCAATTTTTCTTCCGCGATTTCTTTTTCTGATTTTGGTGTAAATTTCATTAATTATGCTCCTTGATTTACGGTTAAGTATGTTTTTTTGATGTGATCGATTGCCTTTGCAATGCGCTCTGTTCCCATCTCGCTCCAATCGTCAACCTGCGCGGCTTTCAACCACTTATCTTCCTGACCATCGGGCAGTTTGACAGTGCTTAAAAGGCGCTTGATTTCCGCAAGTTGTTCTGGTGTAGCCAGAACAATGGCCTCCGATTTCTTCTCAATAACTTCCTTGCCGTACTTGTCGGAAAAATCCTTGTACGACCATGGGAAGTTTGAAGCATCCGGAAACTCAACCAGACGGGATTTACGCACCCGCGCCGTGCGGGATGGCCCGGCCTTAATGACATTCACACAAAGATCAAGCTCATATTCCAGCTTGTCGTATGCATCAAATGTCTGGCCGATTTCCACGCGCTCACCCTTTGCATTAAGACCCCATTCCGGTTTCTCGTGACTGATAAGAATAACGTTCATATCAACGCGGGATAGCCAGTTAATGAGCCTTCGCATATAGGCAATTGCAGGTTTCTTGCTGGCTCCAAATGCATCCTTATCGCCAAGGCGCTCGGATTCAGTGGAAATAGCAAGATTGTAAAGCTTGGAAATCGAGTCAATCACAATCGTTTTGAAATTGTGCTTTTCAGTTCCAAGTGCCTGTACCTGTTCGATTACCGTTTCAAAATCAAGGGAGCCTTGTTCCGGCCCCATATAAGCACCGTTCGATGCCTTGAGTTTGTCAGTGTAATGATCGAGATTAGCCCCGCCCTCTGTGTCAATATAATACACGTTCGGGAAATCAAGGCTCGCCCATGTTTTACCAACACCGGGCTTTCCGTAGATCAGGATTTTAGGCTTTTTAGGTTCGGCTGATTTTGGCTCAACAGCCTTGAGTTTAGATTTGGACATCGCAATTGTCCCTTTCATGTTGCGCCCGTATATAACCGACAGGCGTAAGCGGTATTTGGATTTGTTTTATATCATCATGTAAGTTTAAGCAAGCGTATTTTTAAATTATTTTTTCTTGACAATTACGCATTCCGGGGTTTTTAGAATTTTAACATCATCCGGCGTTAAATCATTCTCGCGGCAATATTGCTTTGCCTCCTCTAATGCATTTTCATGCATCGGTACATAAAACAAAATCGTTCCGGTTGGGAAATTTTTTACCATGTTATAATCTCGCCTTCATCTGCCGTCAGGTTTTCCTGTATCGCTTCAATCGCGCTCATGCGCCTAAAGCCCCTTGGCCTTTTTGTTCCCACGCTCAAGCGGCATGGAACCCAATCAATTGAAACCATGGTCTGCGTAACCCGGCTTTGAACCTGCGGAGTTTGTTTATCGCGGGGGATTCCCATTTCCTGTAAAATCTCATCCGTTGATATTTCGTTTTTCCCTTGCACAATGTCGGTAATTTTATCAGCCCATACATCATTCAATACGCGCTTATTCTGTTCGGTCACGGCAATGTCGTATTCTTCTTTCGTAAGCCATAGCTGCTCACCATTACGCACCAAGTGCGCGGCCTCCGCATGGAGCAACGGAATAACCCGGCGCAAATCCTCAAGGTTCAGCACGTCCCGGCATGAGATAGGCCAGTAACGGCGGTTGCCAGTGACATCCCGCAGGTATGGCCCTTCCGGGTTAATGGTTCCGACAAAGACGCATTGCCGCCCTGATTCAAGTGTATTGCGCCCATAGGGAGGCCTGAACACATCATGCGTTCGTGACAGGAACGCCTTCAGGTCGTTAATCTCGGCCTTGCGCATGGCTGAAATTTCAGGGAACTCAATAACCAGCTTGCCCTGCATCTTCATAAGCGAGTCCTTATTTTCAATATCCTTGAAATCATCAAGGAAATATTCGGCGCCGTTTATTGTGGATAAGATTTTAGAAAGGAATGACTTCCCGGCATATTGCTTACCCTCCAAAATAATCATGGTATCGAATTTTATGCCGGGATAAATAGCCCGTGCCGCAAGGCCGCACATAAACTTACGGCCTACGATTTTCAAATAACAATCAGGCTGCGAACCATCAGAGGCATATTCACGCAGCCACGTATCAATCCGTGGTATCCCATCCCATTCAAGAACGCTGAAATAATCAGAAGCCGGGTTAAACGTGTTTTCCGGTAATTGCGCGGTGCTGGCGATGGCATCGGCGCATTTTTCCTTTGTAACCTTTAATCCATAGTTCTGCTCAAGAAACGCTTCCAGCCTGAAATAGTCATAATCACATACTGATCTTACAAGGAATGTCTGCGCGTCCTCCCATGGCGGCGGTCTGTGGACAATGATGCGCTTGGCAAACGAATCGTACCTGAAGATATTTTTAAGGTCGTCATGATGCCGCATAACCAGCAGAAGGTTTGATACGGAGCGCGGGATTAGCTCGCCGTTTTTATTTTTCTGAAGCTGGCTTTCCCAATCGATTAAATCACTGCCGGGGGCTTGCGAGCCAACGTCACGAGGTGAAGCGATAGCACCCCCGGCAGCTTTTCCATCCGGCTTTTTGGCCGCATGAATTGTATCCCTAACCACATCAAGACCCTCTAACTGGTGAAGGTCGTTAAAATCCGTGGGCTTGGTAGCTGTATCTGTAAATTCAGGATATATCAGGTCTGCATTTATGGCAATGGCCGCTTGCGTTCCCTTGATTACCCCGGGATTAGTGGGCTTCCCATCCGGCCTTACCGTAAAGGCATCGTTATCCGCGCATATAATAACCCGGTTCTCCGGGTGCTTGGCACGAATTGCTGCGGCGACCGGGACAAGGTTCCCGGCATCAAAGGCTATAATAACCGTATGCCCCGTTGCCTCGTAAACGCTTGCGCCAGTGGCATAGCCCTCCACAAGGCAAATCGTTGTATCGCCCGGTATTTCAAACCATGTGCCTTGTTTCTTGGCGTCTTTGAAAAACAGCTTTGTCCCGTCCGGCTTTATGGACTGGATATTCCGCACCCCGCTTGCATCTGACATCGGAATAATGATGTCCTGCCCCGATAAGGATATGCCGTGAGGCAGAACCCCCTTATTTTGCAAATAGGCGTGTTCTGGGGGGCATGGGCTGGTAAAGAGCAGGGTGTCTACCGCCTCGGCGGCTTTGGCTTGCCACAGGGCCTCCTGTTCTATTTCCTGCGCTTGGCGTTCGCGCTCCATCCGTTTGGCAAACTCCCTGCGCTCTGCATCTGAATAGGTGCGCGGGGCTGCGCTGACCCATTTTTCAAATTCGCTTTGCCTGTAATCCCCAAAGAACCCAAAGCCGAAATCGCCGTCAATCTTAAGCTTGTAATAGCCCTTTTTATGGCCGCGCTTGTCACCCTCTAACTGGTAATCATGCCGCTTATTATCGCTGCGGATGTCTGACGGGTTCGCAGGGGCTAACCCCGCTTGGCGCATTGCGTCTATAAAATTCTCAATCAGGGACATTTTTCACCTACGTTTTTTTGACTCGCCCGGAAAGATTGCGCCATTTTTTTAAAACCGTCAAGGCGCTGTTTTTATCTTTCGCGCTTGCATGGGCAATTAATAACGACCCCATAATACTTTCCGCAATCCGGGCAGCGTTTTGTTTTGGGGCTGGCGAATCGCTCCTCATAAATATTTACATATGATAAAATAAAGTCCTCAATAAAAGCAGTTCTGCTTAAATTTTTTGTGGTTAATATTTCATCAAGCTTTTCTATAATGTCTTTACTAAGGTTAAAACTGTAGAGCTTCTTTGTCATGGGGTGCGACTTTCTCGTTTTTTGGTATATATTTGGTGAAATTCAGGATATATACGATTTTTCTGAAATCAAGCTAATTTTGTTGAAAAGGCCGTTTTTAAGTGGTACACAATGGAACGCCTGTTTTATTAGAAATCAGTGCTTTATCCCTATGTACCATTAATATACATTCTTAATCTATTATTAATAATATATATAGGTACTATATACGTATGATATACACGTTTTAGTATAATGCAGCACTTTGTAGTGGTACTGGTACAATTTACAGAATTAGTCGGGTTTTTATGAATGTAAGTTTTAGGGCTTGCGCTGCGCTGGTTCTTCTGCCAACATACTCCCCATACAAAACCCTTGTATTTTTCCCTTGTGCGTTTCGGGAAACAAAACAAAAAACGCTCTCCCCTCTGCGTAACGACCAAAGCGAAGCCGGACGCGAGCC